AGACGCCCATCTGGTTCATCATGGAAATGGCCACCGAGTTCGGGGCCAGCAGGTTCTGGATGCCATTGCGCAGCTCCTGCGTGGCCTCGTCGGCGCTGGTGCCGTGCTGCGTCATCGTGGCGATGGCACCGGAAATCTGGTCGAAGGAGAGCCCGGCGGACTGGGCGATGGGCAGCACCGTGGACAGCGACCCGGCGAACTCGCCCATGGTCGTCTTGGAGGCACCGGCGGCGGCAACCAGGGCGTTCTCCGTGGACACCGCGTCCTGGGCTTTCAGGTTGTACGTGGTCATGATCGAGGTCAGCGCCGTCGTCATGGTGCCCATGTCCACGCCTTCGGCCACGGCACCCTGCGCGGCGGCCTTAAGGATCAGCAGCCCGTCCCCGGCGTCCTTGGTCACCTTGGAGACGATATACATGCCCTTGGACAGGTCGTCGGCGGCCACACCGGTGGACTGGCTGATCTGCAGGATGCCGTCCCGGGCCTTCGCCAGGTTGTCGGCGGTCATGCCGCCAGCGGTCTGCAGCAGCTCCGTGGACTTCTGGAAGTGCGCGGCCATATCCACGGCGACCAGGGCCACGGCACCGGCGACGGCGGCACCGACGAGAGCCACCTTCGACATCGTGGACATCATGGTCGCGCCGCTGGCCTCCACCTTCTTGCCGACCGCGTCGTAGGTGGCACCGAACTTCTCGGCGGCAGCCTGGCCTTCCATGAAGGCACCGACCATTCCGGCGGAGTTACCGGAGAGCCGGGCAAGCACCTCGACCATGGCTGGCACTATCCCGACCCCCTCTGCCTTTCCGCTTCCTCTGCCTCGGCCGGTTCAATGACCCTGATAAGTGCTGTCCACTGCACGAACTCCGCAGCGGTCATGGGTTCCATGGTCGGACCTCCATGGAAAAGCTCCTGCAATGTGCGGCCGGTCCGTTCGGCCACCACGAACGCTAGGCGGAGGTCTCCCCGCTTCCTGATTTTTTTGCTTCGTCGTTGACCTTGGCTTCGGTGAAGCCGGACAGTTCCAGGGCGGGTTTCGCGAGCATGTCCAGCAGGCTGCAGGGCAGTGAATTGAGCCAGCCCTCATCGTCGGGACCCCAGACCTGCTGGCCGCTCTCGTCGTACACGGTGTTCATCAGGATCGCCGGGTACATGCTGGCGATGGTCGCTTTCGGCTCACCTTCGGCGGCTGTGTTCAGCCGTTCCATGATGGCGTTGCGGTCACCGAGGGACATGGAGCGGACCTCGAACTCCGACTCCCATTCCCTGATCAGCACCGTCTGCTTCGTGTAGGGGACGGTGCCCTGGATGCGTGCGCGGATCGCTTCCCTGGTGTTGCCGCCCGGGGCCTTGTAGCCCGCGCTTTCACTCACCGGGGATACGACCTGCTGCCTGTTCCACTCCTGCGACTCCGGGTTCCTGTTGCCCCGGGGGTCGTAGGCGTCGTCATGCTCTGAGGGCTGGAATTCATCGGACACGGCGGTCACTCTTTTCTGTTCGGTTACTGCGGGGTTTAGAAGACGCCACGGGTCTGGGTGCCCGTGATCTGTCCGGTGAGCTTCACGGTCACGACGCCGCCGACAGGGCTGCTGACGGTGTAGTTCGTGATGATCATGCTGCCGGTGTACTTCGGCTGCCCGGTGGCCGTACCCGCCGGGCTGTACTGGTAGGGGATGTTCGGGATGGTACCGGCGGCCATGGCATCCATGGCCGCGCTGATCTTCTGGTCGATGGTGGCGTCGAACGAGCCACCCATGGACAGCTGGCCGTCGGTGAGGCCGACGATGAACTCCTTGCCGATGGACCCGAAGTGCGTGGTCTCACCGGTCGCGATGGTGCGGGACACGTCGGAACTGTTCGTGATCGCGGACACATCGTAGAGGGCCTGGGTGGCGTCACCGATGCTCAGTGCGCTGAACTTGCCATGGACGAACGTGGTCATTGTCTTACTCCTTGCTTAGTTTCGGGCGAATGCCACGACTACACTGACGGCACCCGAACCGGCGGCAGGGGTGATGTTGGCGCGGATGTAACGGTTGACGGCACCGGCCACCGGCAGGATGTACCCCGCCTGGGTGGCTGCGGGCACCACCTGGGTGATCAGGTCCGTCCAGACCGAATTGTCCGTGCTGTGCTGGACCTTCACCGACGTGGTGCCGGTCCAGGTGTTGCCGGTGACGTGCACCGTGGCCGTACCACCGGCGGTGGTAGCGCCCGCCGCACCGGCATCCACGGAGGCACCCAGGTAGGGCGTCGTCGTGGTCAGCGGGGCGGAGTCTGAGAGGCAGAAGCCGTCGTTGGGGCGGCCGTTCATCTGGATGGCCACCTTCGCGGACACCACACCGGCGACCGGGGAGGACGGCGTGTAGTTCGTGGCCTTGCCGATGATGATCTGCGCGCGGCGGCCAGCATGCCAGCCGCCGTCGAACAGCATGGTCACCGGGAAGTCCGTGACCAGCCCGATCAGGTTGGACAGGATCACATCCCCGGACACCGCTTCGGCGGGCAGATTCGTGTGGCTGGCCCAGTCGTACATTCCGGCCAGGTTCGCGGTGCCGTCGTTCAGGCCCGGAATGAACTCCTTATGCTGCGACCCGAAGTGCGTCGTCTCACCCGTGCCGAGCACGGTGGAGAAGTCGGCGCTGTTCAAGAACGGTGAAGCATCAATGTTGTTCACGGCCACAGCCGAGAACTTGCCTGCGCGGAAGCTCACTGTTCCGCCTCCTCAATCACGTTGGCGTTGAGCAGCTTCTGGATGGCATACTCGGGCAGGTCGTCAACGACCTCATCGACTTCGGCACGCCGGTTGTTCGGCGGATAGTTCATGCCGACCAGCACGCGGTACTTGTGTGTCTGGGCTTTAGCTGGCACTGGCCTCTCCTTCTGCGGTCTCGGACTTCACAGTGAGAGTACCAACGGGGAGGTCAGGGACCGGCGGACGGACACGCCCAAGCCTTAGAGGCGCAGGCCGACGGTCCAGTCAACGGCGAAGTTCGCGGACGGCGTGGTGCCGGTGATCGCCCAGCGCACCCGCAGCTGGTCACCGAACGGACCGGCCACGGAAATGGTCTGCGCACCGGCGGCTGTGACGGCGGTAAACGTGCCCACAACGGCCCAGGTCGCGCCGCCATCGACGGAGTCCTCAATGAACACTGTCAGCGACGGCGTGGTGCCGGTGATGGCGGTGACGTTCAGCTGGGCGCGGATCGAGTTGATGTTGCCGTAACCGGTCAGCGCGCCGGAGTTGCCCGCGCCGGTGACGGCGGTCTGGGCGGCGAACGGCCGCTCGGTGACGGAGCTTGCGCGCAGGTTCTGGAAAACGGCCATGATAGTCCCCTTCGGTGGATGATCCGAGGGTACCAACGCGGCAGGGAAGCCCCGGCCGTTCGACGCGCCGGGGCTTCCGTTCAGTCGGCGAAGCCCGTTATATCCCAGCGGGTGCGCTCCCGCCGCAAGAGGCGCTCATGGTAAGGCATCACCTCGAAGTCCACGCCGCGCTGCCAGGCGCAGATCAGGTCCCTGCCGCCGTGCTCCATGGACAGGAAAGCGTCACGGTTCAGTCCCGGGTCCCTGGAGTCAATCCTGCCCTGCCGGTACGCCTCATCGCGGGTCATCATGTTCATCCCTTCCTCTCATCATCGCAAGCACGCCCCTGCCGGTATCCCAGCCGCGAACATAGCGGAGGATGCGGTCCTTGTAGTCCGGGGAGTTCCAGGAGTGCAGCTGGGTGCGGGCAAACTCCTCCGGGTTGGGGGTCCGCTCGCCGCGATACACGCCCATCTCAAACTCATCCATGACTCACCTCACCCTGTCATCAAATCCCAGCACGTAGGCGCAGGTGGCGTCCTTGCTGTTCCCGTCAGTGAAGCTGCGCAGGTAGTACCTCAGATATGCGGCTGCGGTCCTTCCTCTTCCAAGAAGGATATAAATCTCGGCCCGGCAGGTGCCCCTGTCGTACCAGTAGTCGTGGTTCATGACGCCACTCCCTTGTCAAAACCCCGGACGTAGGCGCAGAGACTGTCCTTATCGTTCATGGTGTACATGGACTGCAGGAAGCCCGACAGCAGATAGTCCGCCCGGGTGCGGGGCGAGTACCGCCATTGAGCCCCCCTATTCATACCGGTCTCCCACCAGCTGTTCCGGTTCCAGATCATGACGCCCCCTCATCGAAGCCGCGCATATAGGCGCAAAGACTGTCCTTGCCGCTCTGAATCTGCATGTTCCGGATGAAGTCCGTCAGGTAAGCCTCCGGTCGGAGCGTTGAATCACGACGGTACAGGAAGGCACGGAT